ATGACAGGGCTTTGGCTAAGAATAAGGCTGAGAGGGAAAGGAGGGCACAGCCAACATGGTCGGAGAGGGCTCGAATAAAGAGGTACGAACGCGGTCAACCTTTTAACATGAAGACACCCCAAAACGTAAGGAACGCCATAAAGGCTGGTAAGAATATGAAGTTTGTTCAGGGTCGTTTCAAAACGGTCACACCCAAGGCTAAAACTCCCACACCCAAGGCTAAGACTTTTATAAATAAGTTTGTAAATGCATTAGATAAAGATGAAGTCAACGCACTCAAAAAGAAAGTTTGTTAATACTATATACAATGATCGCGTTTATCGCCCTACTCATGATCAACACATACATTCTTGTTAACACAGGGAAGGCTCCTGTTGTTCAGGATGGAGAAAAGGGTTGGACTGTTTACGGAACCATGGGTTGTGGATGGACTCGTAAACAGCTTGATCATATGAAAAAGGCTGGTAAGCCTTTCACATTCATCGATTGTGATAAGGAAAATTGTGACGGTGTAGACGCGTTTCCAACATTGGTTTCACCTTCTGGTGAAAAGCACGTTGGTTACAAAGAGGTTTAGCAACCACGGATAACCATGAGACCAATAGAAAGAAGGAAAGCGTCAAGCATAGTCTTGATTGGCTTTAAAACAGTAATGTGCTTAACAAGAGATTCGTTCCAAAGATAGCGGAGCAGGAAGGTGCTGAGGAGGATGATGATGGTGTATAAAACAACCAGGGTCACACGGTCTTCGGTCTTCTTGGTGATGACAATATCACGGATCATTTATAATATGTCAACATAATATAAATGACTCGACGGTCTCCTCCCCTGAGTGGATCCGAACCGACATTTACCCATAAGTACTGGGGTACGTCTATAGGGATTGGTAACAATAACTGTTATGCGTATGCCATGGGTGATTATGAGAGGTATCGTTTACAAAAGAGTGTACCCGGTGATAGGAGTGGACGTTCTAAATGGTTTCACACATACACCAATTGCAAAAATTTACCCCAGCGTGTTGTGTCTGATAATCCTAAAAAGGTGTACATAGTGAAGGGAAATACAAGATGCAAGAAAGGGTATTACAAAGTCATGATGTTCGTTACTGGTAAAAAGAAGCCCACACTGTTAAATAGCGGTGACTTCCATTTTTACAAACAACATGGCCTGGTAGAATACAAGCCGAAAGAGGGTGATACTAAGACGAGTATTGCCAAGTTCTTTAAGGTCTCACCGCGGAAAATTCCAAAGGTGGTTGTCGGGAAAATGATGAAAATACGTGTAAACGTCTTCAGCCATAAACGTGGTTGGGCAACAGGTCCATTGCTGAAAGATGCAAAGGGGAAAGTGATTAAAGATCCTCGAAAGGCAAATCGTAATTATGGTGGTTTGAATTACAATACATATTGTAGCTCATTCTGTGTCAAGAATAGAGGGATCAATGTTGGCAAGGTCCGTTCCAATCTCAGAAAGAAGAGCGTCTAAATCTACGACATCTTCTACGTCTAGTGATATATTGAATATATCCATCACGTTAAATATCATATCCTCATCCATGGGTATGACATTTGAAGTCTGGTTATAATTATTCTCTATGGTAAGAGTTACTTTAAAAGGTGAAACATCAAATACTTTTCTACAATCCGGGCATGTATTCTTACCTTGTTCTTTCCACTGCTCTATACATTCCGAATGAAAAACGTGTCCACACCTTAAAGGAGGATTCGACCGAGTCGCCCTAACTTCATTTAGACATATGGAACACACAGACATTTCCCTGGTTTAAACATGTAAAGTTTTTTTTAGTATATACCCGCAACCTTGAGGAGGGGCTTGTCGCATCGCTGGCAGTTGCCATCCGCGGCAACCTTCTGCTCGTTCGTCACCTTCTCGATAAGCTTGGGACCCTCGCTCTGGAGAAGTTGGCGGTACTTGTAGTTGTCAACATAGTCAACCTTGTTTTCGTTCATGATGTAGTTGTTTAAGAGACGGGACGAAGTGTTGAGAGTGAAACACCTCCCATCGGCCATACCAAGTCGCTGAGACATTTAGTATTAAACTAGAAATTAATTTTGTTGTTGACAATTGTCTTGGTCCATGACTTGAAGTTTTTCTTTTTCAGTTCTTGAATGAAGTCTTGACACTTGTATCCCATGAAAGTATCAAAAGTATCTTTGTTTGCACTTGGGGACACTCTGATACCTTGACATTCGTTTATGTGATGATTGATTATATTGTAAGCAAAAGCAATTTCTTTCAATGTTTCTGCTCCTGTAATAATAACTTTTCCTGTACTGAAGATACTTGTGGTAATCCTCTTCATGTCTTCTGCTGGTTTGAATTTGATTTTCACCGCAGAGTAACGATCTGGTTCGAAGGAAACTTCGAAAATATCGTTATATGATTCAAAGTGTCTCGCTGTGAGCTGAAGATTCACATTGAAGTTGAGACTGAAATTACTGTTGATCATGACAACACGGAAGTTATCAACTGGGAGTTCTTGTGGAACTTCCAACACATCCTTGAAAAAACAGTTCAACTGGTTGATGACTCGTTTACAATCAAATAAATCGGCACAGCCAGCAACTTGAATACTTCCGTTTGGAAAAATCTTAATAGACTTTGTACTGTAAGCATCCGCATACGTCAAAGTCACTTGATTGTAAAAAGTCGTAGAAGGCTTTAGCTTCCACTCGAAATGGGTATTAGAGTCCGCCCTCTTCATAGAAATCGAGCCTTTTTCTTCGAATAAAGATTTGATTCTCTCAATATCAATCTTTACTTCTTCGCTAAAGCCAGAAATCATTGTAATGGTCGTGATCTTTACCCAAGAAGGCATGGTGTCGGATGAGAACGTTTTCCTAAACTCATCGAGTGTCAACAAGTAGGAAAACGTCGTGTTAGCAACTGGGTGATACATTGTTGAATGCATATTACATAACATCGTATTACTTAGGTTAAAGAAAACGCTTGATTTTATTCTATGACCTCCGTCCTCAAATCCGCACACGTCGTTCATGATGTGGATGAAGAAACTTCCTATATTGAAGTCATATACTCCAAACTTGTACCCGAGGAAGGATACAAGACGTTTTGTGATTATTTACGAGCTAACCCTATTGGAGATTGGACGAAGATCGTCACTAAAGACAACGGTGTCCGCTATGAAAAATTTATCGATACTATGATCGAAAAGAACTTGGAAACTCGCCAAAAGATGGCCGCTATCATGCTAGACAATGTTCTTAACAACCCATTCGTAAACACCCGTACACAAATTAGGTTGATGAACACTGTAAAAATCCTGGATCCTACATTCGAACCACCTTTTATCAACAAGAGATGCACTTGGCAAAGGGAACTTGTAACCACCTTTTGCAAAGAGATCTTACCTGATGTTGTAGAACGTTGTATTAACGTCGCACGTCTTGAAAGATTCTTCAACGTCTTAAAATTAATAGAGCTAGAATTATAAGAATCAAACCCACAATAATTCGCCAAGGAATAGCTTTCCTTTTTTCACGTATCTTTTCGACTAAAATTTTTCCATACTCCGTGAGTCCCGTGTCTATATTTCTTTCTGGAAGTAAAGGTCTAGACATTGGACAGGGTGTATCCTTCATATGAATACCTATGGGCATACCATGGGAGAAGCTCGGCTCTTCTTCAACCTCAAACTGAGCATCACGCTCTTCGGGTTTAGTGTAAGGAGAAAACTTCTCCACACGACGTACCGTTCCTGGGCCTGAATTAACATATGGGTTGACACGGTTTATGGCAGATTCGTCATTGAGCATTCGAACACTCATCTTGATACTAACCGACATTATATTTTTTCATCTTGACCTTTTCTTTGTGTTCTGACCACATCTTATCCAGATCTACATTTAACATGTGTGCTAGTTGAAAGAGGTAACTAAAAACATCACCCATTTCCATCATGACATCCTGTCCACGTTCCTTTTTTAGATTCATCTTCTTGTACTTCTTCTTGTATTGACGAATGGCCGAAGCAAGTTCTCCAAACTCTTCTGTAAGAAGAAGCCAAACAGTATCGACGTTTACTTTATCCCAACCCTTAGATTTACAGACTTTTTCCGTTTCAGATTTGTAGTAGTTTAAACTCATACTTATACATATCTAGACCCGCAACTTTAATAGACTTTAAGGATATCGACATAAACAATTCATGACGGGTAAACTATATGCAGATCTGTTTTGTGGACTTGGTGCCTTTCATACAGCATTTGACTCACTTAACAAGGGGTACAAATGTGTATTTGCATGCGACATCGATGAAAAAGTAAGGAAAATTTACAAGGAAAATCATGGTATAGAACCATATGGTGATATAAATGCACTCGATGTATCGGAGATGCCCGATTTTGATATATTGTGTGCAGGATTCCCGTGTCAACCATTCAGTATCGCTGGAAAGAAAATGGGATTCAATGACCAAGAGAAGGGTAATCTTTTTTATACCATTCTTAAGATCATAGACGCAAAATCTCCCCAAAAAGTTCTTCTAGAGAATGTGAAAAATCTCAAGACTATCCATAACGGAGAAACGTTTCAAGTTATCATATCTTCACTGGAAGAACGGGGATATAAAGTGAGTTACAAAGTTATAGACTCCAAACACTATGGATCCCCGCAATCTAGACAACGTATTTACATCATGTGCGACAAAGACAAAAAGTACAAGTTTAGATCAGTCAATAAACCTGTAACACCTGTATCAACGATCATAGATCATACAGTCTCAGATTTCTTCGATTATGAAGACAAGTACACACTTCAACCTTCCAAGGGTCGTATGAAATATATTTTGATCAATAAAAAGACGGGAAAAGGTGGTCGTCAAGGTGAACGAGTATATTCTATAGATGACTACGGACCAACGATATGTGCATCGTCGGGTGGTCCGGGTTCTAAAACAGGATTGTACGAAATTGATGGTAAGATTAGAAAACTGACCATCAAAGAGGCACTACAGATGTCTGGTTTTAGTCCAGACTATAAATACAAAAGGGGTGACAATATGCTGTTTTACATCGGAAACAGTATAGTTGTCAACGTTCTAAAGGAATTACTACAGGATCTTTAACGTCCAATAACGATGGGACAATTTTAAATTGGATGTCATTAGCACTCTGACGTCCACCGTCACCCCCTTTGCGTTGAAAAGTAAATGATGGGCCAAGTTCTATAACAGTTTTTGACTTTCGAAGTTTAAAGTCGTATTGCATCAGAGACTCTATGACTTCATCCATCATGAAAAATGTTATTTTTTCACGCTTGTTGTTGTTTTTACCCCATTCTGTTACACACAATATATCAGGTCTTTCTCCGTGACCCAATAATGCATGTTCTATGATTTTTCTCTTATGAGAATTAAGTGATTCTAGAAGTTCAGGTTTGAACTCCTTTTTGTCTTCGCATCGTTCTTTCAAGAGGTCTTTAATAGGTTCAAGTTCTGGTAGATCATTAATCAAGTTATCTACTGTACCCCTAGAGACCTGTTGAAACTGTCCCTTTTTAGATTTCTTTACCTGGAAATTCCATTCGCCATTTTTGATATCAACTTTACTTTTCCTGTCCTGGTTTACATATACATTGTCTTGTAAAAAGTTCGCAACCCACCTTTCTTCGTTGTAACCTCCTTTTGCTGTGTTTAAGTTAACACCTGGTCTACTAAGATGCAACAGGTCAAGAGCACCGCGAATTCCAGAAAGAAGTTCCATGTCTTAATTTACATACCTATTTTAGTCGACTTAGGTAATTTTTTACCCACAGTTGAAGTATTCACAGGAAGATCCATGGGACGAGCCGCTGTATCGATGTCCTGTATGTAGCCTATGTATTGAGCTACACCGGTTTGAATTTGTGCAAGGGCGGTTTTAATAACAATCTCGTTCATCTTCTTCACCTGAGACTGAACAGCCTTGTTGGGATCACCAGAATTGTTGATGAAAACTACACGCATGATAGCATACAAGTCGTCTGGATTCTGGTGGTCGATACTGATGCCGGTCTTGTTTTTAAAAGACTGACGGATAGCCTTCTGAAGAAGCTTGAGGTTGAAATCCGAAAAAAACAGAGTGTTCAGGGGAGTCGGACACTGCTGGATAGACTTGACTTCCATTTATATATATGTCGAAAAAAAAACTATTCGTAAATATTAAACGATGAAGTTTGCTGACTTTGACGAAGCCTACAAGCCAACGATCAATAACCTTAACCCCGAACCCGTCTGCAAGAGCGGGGAATGTTTCGTTGCTTCTTATCCCCCCGTCACCCCAGCAGGAGAGGTTGGTCCTTTTTACACTAACACATACCTTTTACAGTCTGACCGCCGTAAGGAGGTTGCTGGTCCCGTACCCGTCCGTAGCCGTGACATCCCCGCGAAAACGAAGTAAGTTAAAAATAAATTAAGTAAATTAGATATATGAGGGTTACTAAGCGTTCCGGTCGTATTGAAGACATGAAATTTGATAAGGTCACCAATAGGATATCACCGCTAACATATGGTCTCTCAGAAAATGTTGATTCTACACGAGTTGCTCAACAGGTATTCTCTTCCATGTATGATCTCATTACCACACACGAAATCGACACTTTGTCGGCTGAAATCTGCGTTGGAATGATCACATCTGATCCAGATTATGAAGTTCTTGCGACACGTATTGTTGCCAGTAATATTCAGAAAACTGCTCCTACTAGTTTTCACGTTGCTATGAAACGTCTAGCTAAAGCTAATATCGTTACAGAAGAGGTTGCAGAAATTGCTGCAGAGGTCAAGGATAACATCGTAAAGCAACGAGACTTTGATTTTGGATACTTCGGTTTGAAGACTCTCGAAAAGAGCTACCTCCAACACATGGATGGAAAGCTCATGGAGACACCCCAGTATCTATTTATGCGTGTTTCTATCGGTATTCATGGAGGGGATATTCCTGCGGTACTTGAAACGTATGATAAAATGTCTCGTGGTATGTTTATTCACGCAACTCCAACCCTATTTAACGCAGGTACTCCTCGTCCACAAATGTCATCTTGCTTCCTAATTGCAAATAAGGAAGATTCGATCAATGGTATTTACGGTACTCTAACAGAATGTGCACAGATTTCCAAATGGGCAGGGGGTATCGGTCTCCATATTCACGATGTGCGTGCTAATAAATCAAGGATTAGAGGAACTAATGGCCAGAGTGATGGTATCATTCCTATGCTTCGAGTATTCAATTCTACAGCTAGATATGTAAACCAGGCAGGTCGCAGAAAGGGGTCAATTGCTGTTTACCTTGAACCATGGCATGCGGATATCATGGACTTTTTGGAGCTTCGTCTCAATCAGGGTGATGAAGAAGCACGTTGCAGGGACCTCTTTACTGCCATGTGGATACCAGATCTTTTCATGAAGAGGGTAGAGGAAGGAGATAAATGGTCTCTATTCTGCCCGGACAAGGCTAAGGGTCTTTCTGATGTATACGGGAAAGAGTTTGAAGAACTTTACACCAAGTATGAACAAGAAGGTTTGGCTAACGCAACAGTTCCAGCTACTGATGTATGGAAAGCTATTCTCAAGTCTCAGACTGAGACTGGAACACCTTATATGCTTTACAAGGATAGTTGCAACCGAAAGTCAAACCAACAAAATCTCGGTGTCATCAAAAGTTCCAATCTCTGTACCGAGATCCTGGAATATACGGACAAGGATGAAACATCTGTATGCAATCTAGCCTCCATCGCTCTACCCAAGTTTGTCAATCGAGATCTGAAAACATTCGATTATACAAAGCTCCACGAAATTACAAAAATCGTCACGAAAAACCTAAACCGTGTAATTGACCGTAACTTCTACCCAGTTGAAACAGCTAAACGTTCTAATATGAAACATAGACCCATTGGTCTAGGAGTACAGGGTTTGGCCGATGTATTTAATTTGTGTGGCCTTCCCTTTGACTGTGAAGATTCGAGGACCATGAATGCTCATATTTTCGAGACTATTTATCATGCAGCTCTAGAGGCAAGCTCAGAACTTGCTGAACTTGATGGGCCTTACGAGAGCTTTGAGGGTTCGCCTGCTTCGCAGGGTCTTCTTCAACCCGATTTGTGGGAAGGTGAGACTAAATATAGTGGTAGATATGACTGGGATGCGATGCGTAAACGTGTCATGACTAAGGGTCTGAGAAACAGTCTTCTAGTAGCACCGATGCCCACGGCCTCGACGGCACAGATTCTAGGCAACAATGAGTGCTTCGAACCCTATACAACGAATATCTATCTTCGTCGTACTCTAGCCGGTGAGTTTGTTGTGGTTAATAAGCATCTCGTTGAAGATCTCAAGAAGGTAGGTCTTTGGTCTAAGGAAATGAAAGATTTGATGGTTAAAGCTGGTGGTAGTATACAAAACATATTGGACATCCCAAATGATATTAAGAATCTTTATAAGACTGTTTGGGAAATTAGCCAGAAATGCATTATCGATATGGCAGCGGACAGGGGTCGTTTTATCGATCAATCACAATCTATGAACTTGTTCATGGAATCACCAACCCTCTCGAAACTCTCCTCCATGCACATGTATGCATGGAAGGCTGGCTTGAAGACAGGAATGTATTATCTTCGTTCAAAAGCAAAGGCTCGACCTATCCAGTTCAGTTTAGAACCGGAATGTGTGGCGTGTTCCGCTTAAAGTTTTACACATAGTAATGATATATAATGGTGATCAAGTTTGACAAAGTACTAGATGATATTAAGATCGCTGACTACAATAACCGTAAAATTGTCTTGTCAACTCAAAAGGGTGAACCTATTAGATTTCAGATCCCTAAAATGTATATGCCCTTCGGAATTTCGGGTTTTACACCTGAGATAGGTAACAAGAAATGGAATATTGACTTCTCTATGAGAGGTTATGATGAAACCGATAGTATTATCAAACGATGCTACGATGTTCTTCGACAGATTGAAGAAAAAATTATCACAAACGTCGCAGAACAAAGTGAAGATATTTTTGGTAAGAAAATGACATATGAAGAACTCCTTCCACTTTTTAATTCTAACATCAAAGAGACACCTGGTCGGGAGCCTAAATTTCGCGTCAAGGTTGATACGGATTATGAAGGTAGAATCAAACCCTTGATCTACGACCAAGAAAAGAAGGATATACGTTGTGAGGCTGAGGATGGTCTTCATTCACGAACTACAGGTTCATCTATCGTGGAACTTAATAGTGTATACTTCATGAATAAGAAGTTTGGATGTACTTGGAAGCTGTATCAGCTCATGGTTTCGGATATTCAACGTCTAAAAGGTTTTCAGATCATGATCGACGACGACCATGATTAAGTAATAGTATATGATAAATAGATTGAGCTTCTTTTAATAATTCACCCTGAAGTCGTACGAATGACTTGGGATTCATTCCCGCTTTGATCTTCGCCATTCGTACGGATTCATCCCATAGAGCGAGAGTCATTATTACTTATTACATCTTTTTTATTTTCTTAGCATACTCCTTAGTACCCTCCCTAGGCTGAAGCTTGAAACCAGACTTGGCAGGCTTAAAAACCTTAACAAGAGCCTTCTTACCCTCACGCTTCATACGAACAAGAGCCGCACAAGACGCAGCCTTGCTCTTGATACGACCATCCTCACCTTGAATGAGATCCTTCTTCCTGAGACCACCGGATGTGTGGTCGGCATTTCCGTGGAACACTTCCGCTCGGCTACCAATAGTTTTCATTTATATTAAGCACGGAAAATTTTCATGATGTCAATCATCGAAATATTTTTCGCAGTGCTTTTGACCGGAATCTGATGTTCAAGGCGTTTGTCATGGAGAACCTCTGCACAGATAGTCGATTTGTAACCTTGAAGTGCCATGATGTTTTCTTCAACTGTGTCTGTGTAAACAAGCTTTTTGACGTAGACATTTTTAGTCTGGCCATTTCTGTGACTCCTGCCAATAGCTTGAAGCTCGGTCGCCGGGTTCCAAGAAGGTGCAGTGATGTAGACACGAGTTGCTTCTTGGAGGTTCAAACCCGTTCCACCAGACTTGATTTGAATGAGCAGAGTGGCGTTGCTTGGTGCAGCCTTGAAAAGTCTCATCTGCTCAATGCGATCTTCCTTATTGACAGAACCGTCAATTCGGAAAACAGGGGTGTTGAGTTTGGACTGGATATGATCCATCTCACCCATGAACTGACAGAAGATCAAGCTTTTCTCATCCGGATGACCTTCGACCATTCTGAACAGGGTCTCCATTTTTTTAGAGTGTCCAATCCAGAGTTCTGGGACTGTGCCATTCTTTTTGGCGACTCCATCGTAGTACATCTGAGGCCAAATGCAACACTGCCTGGCACGAAGTAGACATTCGAGCAGATCCATGTTCTTTGCATTGAGACTCATTGACGACTTGAAAATATCGTTGACCATTTCCTTGGTCTCTTCAAAGACGAAACGATAGAGATCCTTTTCATCCTTAGACATTTGGAGTTCAACATTCTCAAAGTAACACTCTGGAATCTCCTGCATATCGAGGTCCTTCTTAGTGCGTCGAAGAATGTAGATATCCTTGACCTTGTTGGACATACCCTGGACCAAAGCCCTGGGAATACCAATGAATTCACACAATGAGATGAAATCACTCATTGAGTTGAAAACTGGTGTACCTGTCACCACCCAACGAATGTCAGATGACAACTTGCACACACTTTTGAAGATCTTGGAAGATCTGTTGCGAATCTCATGGGCTTCATCAAGGATAACACGATCCCAGTGAATACCATGGACGCGAGAACCTTCTCTGACGACAGAGTAAGGTGCCACAACAACATCAACAGAATTGAAGTTCACTTGATCTCGGTTGGGGCCATCCCAAGCCACACAAGACAGGGACGGTCCAAACTTCCTGATCTCTTCGACCCATTGATTGACAATGGACTTGGGAACAATGATGAGAGTCTTCCTCTTCTTGTTTCCCAGCATCGTGGCAATCAATTGAACGGTCTTTCCGAGACCCATTTCGTCACACAAAAAGCCTCCCTTGGGCTTTCCAATGTTGTTCTCCATCGTAAGCATCCACATAACACCTTCTTGCTGGTAGGGGGCATAGAGCCTAGCAGCAAGAAGAGATTTAGCACGGTCGTAAAGTTGTTGGATCATTTTTGAATGGATATACAGAATACCCTACTCACTTAGGTAGTCATCTTCTGACATTTCGACAATTTCGCACTCGACGGGCTTTGGTTCCTTCTTTTTACGTGTTTGTTTAGGTTTTGGTTTAGGAAGTTCATCTATATGTTCTCGAAAGTAAACAACCTTCTCCCAAAATTCCTTCATGACAGGAAAATACGTTTTCCACCACTCACGATCACGCTTAACGTTAACGACATCGAATTCTTCGGGTCTTGGCCAGTTAGTCTCCGCGGGTTTGTACTGGATAAAATCTGCTGATTCTAAATCTAAAATTTCCATACACATCTGCAGCTGTGGCATGTAATGCCCGGGTACTTCACCGGGGATGATTCGGCGTGTAGGAGGACATTTGATTTCTACTAACTTCCCAGATTCTGATACACCATCGGGGCTTCCACCTAACCAGTTGTACTCGGGGTGAGGACAGAGACCAATTTCATGGACCACTTCATTGTGACGCTCCTCATATAGGATACGGGCCTCGTCTTCGTACTTCTCTCCGTGACGCGTGGCTGCATTACCGGTAAACTTCTCACCGAGACCACACTTCTTCAGTAGGAGATCTTCCGGTTTTTCGTATGGATTTTTACCTATAGCAGTAGCAGCATCCGAAGCTGTCAACATATTTCCGCGAAGAGCAAGCCACTCTTCACTTTTCTGTGCCGCATATTCACGTTCAATTAACGCCTTTACATTAGGATGCATGTTAATTATCTATGATGCGTTCCTTTTAAATGTGTTGGTGGGTAAAAATACGCCTGAGCAGCATATTGTTCAGCTTGCTTCTTACTTTTTGCACATCCACGACCGAGGAATACATTATCAACAAATACGTCTATGACAAACAGACCGTTCTCGTGACTTGCCACCCTGTAATCCGGTAATGTGAGACCATTCGTTTGACAATATCGCATGAGATGGTCTTTGTAATTATCATCAACCATGATCGAGTGCAAGTTAATAAACTCAGGGTTTTCATATATCCGGAGAATAAACTGCTTAGCGTGAGCTAATCCTAGGTCCAAATAGATGGCACCAACAAGTGCTTCAAATACATCCTCTAAAATTTTCGGGTTGTTATTCCAACCATTGCGCATACCCTTTTCATCCATCAGAACCCATTCATGAAGTCCCAATTTTCTTGCCAAACCGGCAAGTGTTTCACTTCTGACAAGCTTGGTTCGTGCTTTGGTCAAAAAGCCCTCTTGTTTCGCTTCAAACTTGTCAAAAAGAAATTTAGTAATTACGAATCCTAATACGGAGTCTCCCATAAATTCAAGGGTCTCGAATGAGTCATTCAATTCCTCATATTCCTTGATGGCACTTTTGTGGGTGAAAGCTTTCTGGTACAAAGTTAAGTTGTTAATCTTTGTACCAACAAGGTCCTCAAGTTTGGATTGTTGAATATTCATTTATATATCTATGTGTTTAGGCTTTATCCTCCTTTACGTAATGAGGAGAGAGGAACTTCTGGAGGTTAAGGTAAGTGACCTGCGTGTCACCGGGCTGAAGAAGATCACGAAGCTTGTCGTCCATAACAAGAACGCGACCGTTCTCGGGGTGCTTGAGACCCTTCTCAGTGATGTACTTGTTAATAGCCTTAGTAACCTCGCTACGAGAGACGAGATCGTTGGGGCCTAGACCGAGAAAGTCACGGAGCTTGTCGGTGACCTTCTGCTTGCGGTTGAAGCCGTTGTTCTCAGCACGCTTCTTAGCCTTCTCGCCGTCGGGGTCCTCCTGCTTGGACTTAATCTTGCGAACGAGCTTGGTAAGAGACTTGAGTTCAGAACGGATAGCAGCGAGTTCGGTAGTAATGGAATCGAGAGACATTATATTTAACTTAGGTCTCTTTCCTTTAAGCATTTAAAACAGAGCTATCGTACTCGCGACGACGAGTAAAAGAAGGAGAATTCCAACCCAAAAAAGTACAGTGCGATTATCTATCTCTGTCGAAGAAATCTTATCAATGACCGCATATGGTTCACGGGGTAGAACTCCAGAGCATTGTCCTGGACACCCACCGTCACAGCAACTTGCATCACATACAAAAATGCTATCACCCCTCTTGTATCCACAAATTTGCTTCTCTTTGGGATTGTCTTCACTCAACAGGGCATAACATCTACATGTTTCTGTAGTCATGCATGTATCTCGATTACAGTTCATTTTTTATATATGCACATTATAATATGGACCAGTACATGTATAATGATTCAACGTTGAAACAGTTCATGAGAAAGAACTTGTTTTTCGACGACCCCGTTCTGGAAAGATATTACGAACGAGGTGACATTAAATCGTTCCGTAGTCGTTTGATGCGATCACACAAAAACGAATCATTAGAAAAGATGTTATACGCGTTCGTAACGGATATATCAAGAGACATCATTATGAAAACTGTTGGAGAAATCACCAGATTTATGAATCCAATGGGTGATGTTATCATTTCGGGTGGCGAAGCCTACAATTATTACGTTGACAAAAGTAAGCGAATTGTGACAAGTGATATTGATACTAAGTTTGTCCCTAGAATTCCGTATGACAGTAGGTACTTTGGTAAATTACAAGCTATGAAACTTTTACTATGGGATAAACTTGGTGAAATTTCCATAAAAATTCAACGTGAAGTCAAATCTCGTCTTACAACAAATTCTAAACTCGCTTCGTTCTTAGGCTTCAAACCATCTAATAAGTTACCAGTTGTTACTCGAAGATATACACTGATTAAAAAGAAAAAGGAAGGTACCGGGTCTACTGTTTCCAAGGGGGACGTTCTTATCGATGTTGAGTTGTTTGCTTTAGATCTGAACATTCGTTCATTCTTTATCGAAAGTGGAAAGATAGAAGAAAGAACATTAGGTGGTTTCTTAGATATTCCATTTATGAGACCAGGTGAATTTGGTTATGAAGTCATTGATTCTAGGAGGGCAGGTGTTACGTACATGGATAGAAACAAAAACAAATTGGTTACCGACAAAAACATGTACATAGCAGGAAAGAAATTTTTAATCGATGATTTATACTTGATGCAAAAACTTGGCTTGCGACCAGAAAAGAAAGTCAAAGATAAACAACGTATGTATGGTCTCGTGAAAATGTTGACAGGGAGAGCTAATCCAAAGAATACGATAGAAAAATTATTCTTATCTGTCCAAAACACGAGTTTTACACCAATGGCTAGATCTAAGCGAGTAGGACGGGTAAATATAACTGCTGCATCTAGAGTAAATCCCCGTAAATACGAAAAATACACAACCAAGCCATCTATAGATTCCTTATCTCGAAAAATATTATTCGGTAAAAATGGTAATAGTACCAATGGATTCAGATCAGGGAATGGAAACATGCGTTTCAATATAAACAAACTTCGATGGGTTGAAGATACATCCAGGACATACATCGGTAATCATCATAACCTTAGACCCGTAGATCCAGTAAAAATTAACCAGAGTGTGCTTGATAACCCTCCCCTTTACGGTTATAATGTAAACCGTGATAACTGGATTCCAAAAAGTATACTGAAAAAGTCAGCTCTCATACCAGTCATCGGGTTAAAGAAATGATACCTAAAGATAGTATAAAACATGTTCTATTCCAAGCCTACCAAGGATGAAAATGGTACCTACATCGTAAAGGCTTATACCGATGAGAAGAAGAAGTGCTTCGTTCAGGTCTCAGGAAACATTAGTCATCAAGACGGTGAAGTGTCTTTCCTTCTTAACGATACCTCAAAGATTCAGAACATTGATGATGAGAATCTCAAAGCTGCCAAGCTAAACGCCGAGGAGTGGTTTGGGAGGAAGGTCAACGATGCCACCCTTGACAGGGTATACACAAAGAGTCTCGTTGATACCCAGGTCACATCCGACGTTATTAAAGCTACCAAAATTTTCAGTTCTGAAAAGAAGGTCATTAAGCTTGATGAAGTTGTTTCCGGTTCTGAATGCACAGGACTCCTAGAGTTCGCCGGTCTCTGGTTCGTAAAAAAGGCTTTCGGTCCTATTTGGAATGTTGTCCAGGTGAAGGTTCATCCAGTTCCCGAGCCCGAGCCCGAGCCTGAGCCCGAGCCTGAACCCGAGCCTGAGGTCAGTCCCGAGGATGAATACCCAGACGAATATGCAATCAATGATGACAATTAAAAAAAAATTGTAGTCTTATATAAATGATGAAGAAGGCTTTCGCCATGCGTAATGTTGCCATACTGGCCGCTGTCGCGGTGGTTGTGTACCTTTTAGTTAACAACACCAAAACTACCTCTACCTACCGTATCAAGGAGCGTGATTACGCCGCCGTTGAGGCTTCCCCCGAGAAGCTTGCGATGAAGAATGGCACTGGTCTCGCGTCTTCCCTCCTTCCCCGCGAGGTGGCCTCCCAGGACGACTTCGGTGAGTTCGCGCCAGAGGATATCCTCAAGGGCCAGAACTTCCTTGAACCCCGTCAGCAGGTTGGTATGCCCGAGACAGTTGGCGGTGCCCTCCGCAACGCTAACCAGCAGATCCGTGCCGAGCCCCCTGTGAGCAAGGAGGCCTACGTGTGGAATAACTCTACTATCACTCCCGACCTTATGCAGCGTGGTCTCTGTGCTTAAAGATTTGTCACTAATAATTATCAATGGCTGAAGTTACCAGCGAACTCTCCGAAAATGTATCCAAATTGGTTGAACTCTCCAAGCAGTTGAAAGAAGCGAAGTCTGATATCAAAGTGTTGAACCAAGCTGAGAAGCAGCTCAAAGAAGCTATAAAACAAAATATGCTCAAGCAGGGGATTGACACTATCAATCTTCGCAAGGGTAAGATTTCCATTCGCAAATCTAACAGGAAGTCTGGGATGACGAAGGATACTGTTAGATCCGGACTCGAATCTTTTTTTGGGGGAAATGAAGCCCAAGTCGAGGGAGCCATGAATGCGATCCAGGATAATCTTAAGATCAAGGAAACTGTCTCCCTTGCTATAACAGGTATAAAGGAAAAGGCCGACAACTAGGTAAGAAAATGGTTTGGAGCCAATACGTTTACGAAGCTAACGCTGATCTCGATGTGTATGCGAGTGATGACGATGAATTTAATGACGACACTCCTCTGAATATTGAAGACTGGGAAGTTGAATACTCAGATGAATTGAACATGATGTGGAATACCACAAGAACTCTGTTGTATGATGCACAGATTAACCATAACGGTAAGTTTTGTGACTTTGTTGAATTTTGCTTCAAAGATCATGACACTTTCGACGAGCGTGTTACGTTTGAATACCAGGAGCAAACGCAGTGGTATGAAGAGAGACTTGCTCATGTATGGAGAAATCTCAGGCGTATAATCAATGACAATGGTCTACATGAACATGTGGCACGAGGTGCCAGTCTGAATCACTTCCTTTTCTTTGCTAAAAATTATATGGGTGTATATTAAATGTTACCCGACGTCACGTCTCAGAAAGTTGCTATCCCCGCCAGTCTTTTTTTCGTGTTAAGCCCCGGTGTGTTACTTACCACATCGGGACGCAACCTCAAGTTTATGAACGGAAAGACAGGACAAATGGCCGTCGCTTTCCACGCTCTCGTGTTCTTCCTTGTGTATTCCCTAATCGCCAAGGCTCTTGGTTTAGTTCTCACAAAGACCGATCTTCTCGTGACCACTTCTCTCTTCCTTGTCCTGAGCCCGGGTATGCTTCTCACGATCCCAAGTGGTTCGAAGGGTATTTTCATGTCGGGTCAGACCAGCACCGTATCGGCCCTGACCCACACGATCGTATTCGCGGTAGTGTTCGCGTTACTTCGGAAGCAATTTCCTACTTTCTATTAAGTAGGAGAATGAAGTATCTCGTACTCGGGCCTGCTTCTATGGGTATATACGCCTTTTTAGGCTATCTTAAGTCCATAGGAAAAGGTATGGATGGTGTAAAAGAAATTTCTGGATCTTCAGCTGGTTCTATAATAGCTTTATTTTGGGCTGTTAGGATGTCGGTTGATGAGATGATAGATGTATCTTTAAATGTTGAAACCTCCGAGTTTGTTAAACTAAATATTGGAACCTTTTTTAACAAATTTGGTTTTGTTGAAATAGATCCAATACGCGAAAAATTAGTGGAAATATGTGGTTGTGACCCAACCTTTGGTGAATTAGATAGGACTATTCACGTGTCAGCATTTTGTTTGAACACGTCAAAAACAGAATACTTTTCAAAACACACACATCCAGACATGAAAGTCATAGATGCTGTATGTATGAGTATAGCCATTCCGATGATATTTGCGTCGTCAGAGTATTGTGGTAATACATACATCGATGGTGGGACCATGGAAGAATATCCTATGAACCCCTTCATGGATAAAAAGCCACATGAAATCACATGCGTTAAATTGAAGATGAATGATATTTATCAAGAAAGTTTAGATAACCCTAAAGATTTCTTAGAAGCACTTATACGATCTACACTAAAAAATAGAGTGACATACAAAGGAAATTTCAATACTGTATCAGTCGATGTGGGTGATGCAAGTATATTTGATTTCAATATGTGTTACGAAGATAAAGTTCGACTTGTAAACATGGGATATGATCAGAAAAAATAATGTATCTCAATATTAATATGGAGACTGTATGTAACCCTTCCATTAATATTGAAAACTTGAAGAAGTTTCTAAAGGTCGATACAGGGGTTGATATTAAACTTTCCAGGGAAGAACTGTGTGATGCCTATGCATTCATAGAATCCGGGAAGCTTCCTCTTCCTCCGTTAGTTATGTCGAGTGACAGGACATATCTTACCGATAGACGTTCTCCGTTAACACAGCGTGATTATAATGTATTTTTTTCGTCGACCGCTTTACGGAAAGATCTTGAACGTTTAGCTCGTAAAGTCGACATCAAAACGGTGGGTAAGTTAACAAAGGAACAACTCAAAGAACGCATCGGTAATCGTTTGGTTACTATGGGTATAAGAGAGCCTATTCAGATAGGAAAGCGTCGTGTCGTACGTGCGTTACCCATCAATAATGTGACAAATTCGGAACTTAATTTCAATAATAATCTGAATTTGAGTCTAAATTCCAATAACCAAAATGTGAAAATGTTGAACAACAATCAAAATGTGAATATGTCAAACAACAACCTAAATGTGAATAGGTCGAACAACAACCTAAATGTGAATAGGTCGAACAACGTTCAGAACTTTAACACGAATACTAATACACAACGCAAACCCGCGTTTCCAGAAAACATATATGCCGGTACAAGAGCTCCACAATTTATCACAAAGGAACGTAAGCCTAGTTTATTTTTCAAGAGTACCCCACAATTTATACTGAATGCAAGGAAAAAACCCAAGACTAATTACGTTGAGAGGTTAAACATTTCTAGAAACCTAGAGAGAAACAACGCAGGAATAGACAACTCTAAAAACATCCAAAATTTTATCAAACAAAAAGAAAATAACAACAACGAAAACCGCAAGAGACGTGCTAACGAAGAAGCTGCAGCTAAAAACAAAGAGGAGGAAAATAGGATAGCTAAGGAAGAAGCTAATCGTTTAAAGAAGGAAGAAGAAAACAGGAAGGCTAAAGAGGAGAAGGAAGAACAAAATAAGAGAAACCAAGAAAACAAAAATCGAAAGGAAAAAGAACTGATAAGGGAGAAGCAGTTAAACAAAACTGTAAAAAAGAATGTAATTAATACCATCAAGTCAAAGGAAGCTAGTAACAATGCCCGTAAAAAGGAGGAACAAATGCGTAAACTAGCAAACGCAAAAGAACGTAAAAACATCGAAGCCCGTGAAAAGGAACGGTTAGAGAATAAGAAAAGGGAAGAGAAGCGTTACGAACGCGAGCGTAAACAGGCTATCGAAAACAAAAAGAGAGAAGAACAACGTATAGAGAAGGAACGTAAAGATCGTGAAAAATACAGGCGTACGTTTGATACTGAAACACGTAAACGGTTAGAAAGGGAGGATAAGCGTCGTTACAAGATTCAAGATGAGGAGCGTAAGAAACGCAACGAAGAATTAGAACGCCGCAGAAAAATTGAGAATGAAGAGCGTAAGAAACGTAACGAAGAATTAGAACGTCGTATACAAAAGGAAAAGAATGAACTTGCCAAACAAGAGAAAGAAAAAACTCTTCGTCGGAACATAGAGGAGCGTGAGCGTAAACGGAGAGAAGCAGAAGAAAATAAAAGACGCAGAGAGAGGGCCAGGGGTGCAGAGCTTAATCTTAAACTTAAAAAGGTGAATGTTAACAGGGCCATTAACAAAGAACGCAAACGTCGCAAAGATGAGCGACAGGAAGAAAGAAATAAAGCTGCTATTAAAAAGGAAGAAGAGCGTGAAAAGAAGGAAAGGAAAGCCAGGGAGGCCGAAGAAGAGAAAAAGAAAAAGAATAAAGCTGAACAAGAAGAGCGTAACGCCGAAAGAGAAAAGCGTAATAAACAACGCTTAATTAACGAAGCGGAAGAAAAGAAACGTGCCAATGAACGTGAAGCAGAGGAGAGAGAGCGTGCTAAGCAAAGAGAAGCAAACAATAAAGCACGTGCCAAACAACTCGAAGCAAATGAGAAGGTCCGTAAAGAAGAGGAAAAGCGGCGTGAAGCCGAGGAAAAGGCTCGTAAGGAAGCAAATGAGAAGGCCCGTAAAGAAGAGGAAAAGAGGCGTGAAGCAGAGGAAAAGGCTCGTAAGGAAGCAAATGAGAAGGCCCGGAAGGAAGAAGAGAAAAAGCGTGAAGCCGAGGAAAAGGCTCGTAAGAAAGCAAATGAGAAGGCTCGAAAGGAAGAAGAGAAAAAGACCCAAGCGAAAAAGCGTAAAATCCTTGATTCACTTGTCAATGCTAGTCGTCAGCTTGAAAAGAAACGTAAACTAAATACCAATAGAAAGAGAAAGACACTCAACTCATTTGTAAATGCCAGTGATAGAGTTGAAAAGAAACGAAAGATCGAAGCTACAAAAAAACGAAAAGTTCTCAACTCATTTGTGAATGCCAGTAAACGAGTTGAAAAGAGACGTAAAATTCAGGTCGCTAAGAAACCTACAAAGATTACCGTTGTGAACGAAATTTACAATAACAACTCTAACACTAATAATAACGTTCCACCACCACCCGCTAAGGTATCTAAACCAATGATGATTTCATCTGCTTTATTTGATCCTAATAATAGGCCAGTACAAGTATTTGAAAATAAGAACTCAACTAATAAACCCAAGGTTTCAGCAGCAAATAAAAATGCTATGAAATCTGCTATTGGAGGTCTCAAGAAAATATCCAAAACCAATAAAAAAGCTTTCGAATCTCGTCTCAATAAGGCTTTCCAAAATCAGAATCTTAACAAGATGACAGCTATCAGAAATGAAGCTATAAAAAAGAACAAAGATATACAGAATCAATTAGCAAAAGAAAAGAAAATGAAAGAAGAGGCTAAGGAAGCTCAAAGGAAGAAGGAAGCGGAACTCGCGGCTAAACGTAAAGCCGAAAGGGAAGCTAAAAAGAAGGAGGCCAATATTGTAAAAAGGCAGCTAAATGCAGCGAACAATATACTAAAACTGGCCAACAAAGCACTTACTAAGAAAGAAGCTACAAGAAAAGCGGCCGAAGAGGCGGCTGAAGCAGCCAAAGAAAAACTTCGTAGAAATGCTGAAAAGAAGGCGACTCGGGCTAACAAATCTAGATATCAGGCGTTAATTAACGCCCGAACCTTTAAGATACCGACAAACAAAAAGAAAGTTTTCGTTAGTCGTATTCAAAGAGCCACAACCATGGGCCAGGTTTTGAAGGCATACAACAACGCTCAGAAATTGCTTTCAAATAAATAGTTAAAGACTTAAGCTCAATCTTTAATTAATGGACATTTGTGGTGTATGTTGTGATTCATTTAACAAGACAAATCACAAAAAAGTTACCTGTCCTTTTTGTGACTTGTCTGCATGTAAGACTTGTTGTCAGACGTATTTATTATCGTCTATGGAAGATCCCCATTGTTTCAAATGTAAAAATTTATGGAATAGGGAATTTGTAGATAGTTTTTGTACACGACATTTTAGAAACAATTTGTATAAAACACATAGGGAGAATGTATTATTTGATAGGGAGAAGGTTCGGATGCCTGAGACACAACCCGAAGTTGAGAGAATAATTCAAATGCGACGGTTGAACAGACGTATAGATGAACATCGTATACATCTTATACAACTACATAATAGATATACTTCACAGGGTCTTACTATGGAGCAACGTAGAAGTCTTCCAGAACTGATACAGTTAAACAATGAAATGACACAATCGTTTGCAGATCTTAATAGATTGCGTAGGAGAACGCACGTTGTTGCATCACAGTCTAAGTTGACTAGAAAATGTCCAAAAGAAGATTGCAAAGGGTTCATCGACGAAAATTGGTATTGTGGTTTGTGTCAAAATACGTTTTGTAATAAATGTAACGAGTTGAAAGAAGAAGATCATGTATGTAATCCAGACTCTGTAAAAACTATGAAACTCTTAAAGCGGGATACTAAACCATGTCCTAAATGTGGAACTATGATTTATAAAATAGATGGTTGTGCACAGATGTGGTGTACAGAGTGTCATACCGCTTTTAGTTGGACAACTGGACGCATAGAAACCGGTAGAATACATAACCCTCATTACATGGAGTTCAAAAATAAACACTTCACAAGTCGAGAGCATGGTGATATACCATGTGGGGGTGTACCTGATTTCTATGAACTACAACATAACGCTTTCATGTACCGCATAAGGAGAATAATCGCAGATTTGGCACGGGATTTAAATTATCGTTATGATGACATATATGATAATGAGAATTTGTGGTTGCGGGTAAATTATATGTTAAACGATATATCTGAGGCCCGGTTTAAAACAGAACTCCAACGTAGGGACAAATTACGGGAGAAAAATAGAGACATCCGAAATATTCACCAAATGTTTATAGATACGGGGGGTGATTTACTTCGTCAATATATGTTAGATAAGACGAAGTATACCGAAATCAAAGACCTAGTAGAAAAACTTGTAGAGTATCTAAATGACCAAACGGTCAAAATTCATCGCCGCTACAATTGTGTAGTTCCGTATAAGATATACCTTTGATATAAAGGATTGGCTACCATGAATTTTAATGGACATCGAAGCCTTGGCCACTAAAATTTATACAACTCTAGGACCTGGGTACAGTGAGCGTGTATATCATAACGCTATGGAAGTTCTTCTACGAAAGAATGGTATTCCCTATGAGTCCGAAAGGATAGTGCCTATACCATTTGAGGGTCATATCATAGGGAATCTTCGAGCCGACATTATTGTCAATAATGAAAAGGTACTTGAATTTAAGACAATAAAGACACTCACAGATCAATCTGAGACACAGGCGTTGAACTACCTAACTCTAACAGGTTTACAATGTGCTTATCTCATTAACTTTCCTCCCTTCTCTGGGAGAGAAGTTGAAGTAAGAAAGATCGTCAAACCGTTGGAATGAACTCCCACCTATTAGCCGCACAAATCTTTTTCCATATGACATCTTGTTGATACAACTTATCTTTCGATTTTAACAAAGGAAAGTATTTCAAGTATGAATCTTCACTGAGAAGCTCACAAAATTTGTATAAAACAAATGAGTAACTCAAAAAGTTTTTACGATCCTTAGGACAGTTATCATCGAATGGTTTTTGAATATCCTTGAACATGATTCGTAATCGTTCCTCCAGTTCTTGTGGCATGTTTGGTGGCTTGATGCCATTTAGTATATTAGTTATGTAAGGTACATGCTCATAATATTTGTTCCATTTCAGTTTTTTCAAAAGTCCTCTAATTTTAGCGTGTGTAATATCCTCTACATTTTTGATCTTCATCTTTTTCAATTCCGCACGTAATTGTTCTATGACCTCTTCAGGTATGGTAGTCATCTCTTGTGCTTGGAATTGTGAGAGCCATTCATTGAAGTGATTTTCACGTTTGTATGAGTAGTTGATAATCTTTTCGAACAATTCCTGCTCCTCCTTATAAGTAGGTTCCTCGTTTGTAAGAATAGATACAACTAACCCACATGAATCACACACGGCCTCACTTGTGTCATGAAAGTAAACGATATTACTATATTCACAGTATTGACATTTTTCCTCCTCTTTTTGTATGTGCCTATATATATTCTTCTTTTCAACATCTATCAAATAGTCTGTGAAAATGTCCTTTCTCTGAATACCATTCGTCTCGACTGCGTTAAATACATTGTCGGTACTCGTCTGTTCCTTACCTTCTTCTATATACATTTTCATATACGGCATACACTTTATGATATAGTCACTCATCTCTGATTCGTAACGAGCTTTATTGTGAGGCTCTTCTTCTATTAGACGTGTCCAATTATCAAGTTTATTCTTGTATCTACTTAAAAAGTTACCTTCCATTAATAATAGATGTTACGTAATCTTTTAAGCAATGTCATTATATGGTTGTATGGTATGTATCGTAGGATTACTGATAAACCCGATTTTAAAATTGAAAGTAAAGAACTCGAATATTGTGTAAATCATGACATGGAATATACAGTAGATGAAGATGGATTTTGGGACAAAGAATCAAAATATTGGAACGATAAAATACTAAACTTTTACTGGGTAGATGTGTCGGATGACGCACATGTAGGAGAGAAAGTTCCCGAGAATGTGAGTCGTACGATTCTTCGTATCAAATACTGGTACAATAATAAGCAATACAAGTTTATTACGAATGATATTGAAGTAGTCTGGCCATATGCCGTCAGAGAATCAATGAGTTTCAATATCCCTTTGACAAGTGCTGTTTTACTTGATTTCAATAATAAACCTGTACGTGATATTACATCAAAGGTAAAAAAGTATGGTGGACCTAAGAGTGATTTCCACGGTGAAGATGTATCTATTCATGATTTTTTGAGGTACGATGAAGACGTTCTGAAAGAACAGTTACCCAAAATTAGACTGACTAATGCTTTGGGTATGACGAAAGTTGTATCAACTCACGAAGATACGATTAAGAGTCTTCAGATACCTTAGAGGCAAGGTAAAACTTAAGCTCTCCCAAGTCAGCAACGTTATATTTCAAAATAAGAAATTTACTATCAGGTTCCTGCATCAACTGCACAGTTGAACACATGCTTGTAGCCTTTGTAAAGGTATTCATATATTTCAAAGAATAACACCCTGAAATGTACGGGCTTTCGTCGACACATTCAATTGTCGTGTCTTGATTGGCGAAATCTCCCATACACTTGAGTGTCAAGAAAGACTTATCACGAATGATCTCAATAGTTGTTCCAATGTTAGACATGTCTCTGCACATACGTTGGAACTCGGCTGATTGCATAGTTGTAACTGTGGTCATATTTTGTGTGGGAACCTCTATCCTGTTTTCGTTAATATCCAGGAGCTTGAGCTGAAACTTGGTCGTGGTTTTCTTAGCCTCACTCGTAATCTCGATGTCCATAAATTCTTTGCTCGACACGGATAGAGTCAGTACATCGTTGTTTGTGATTGTTTTAAGAAGCTTGAAGGTGTTGGTGATATTTATACCCGCTATGATAGGGTTTTCGCATGTGTACTCATCAAAGTTATCGGCCGACAAAAACACATCAACAAGTGCCACACGTGCAGTATCTAGACTAGTAATAGTCATACCATCTGGGTTGAAATAGACGTTAACGTCATTAAGGATATCCTTAAGAACTTCAAATGTAGATTTTATAGCTGATGCCTGTATAGTTACAAGTTTCATGACTAATAAAAACGCGTTTTAACTCTTTATATTATTATACGCTTCGTTGACACTACGATTAATTCGTTCTTCAAGTTCTTTAGTCATTGCTGGTTGTAAGGATACCCCATAATTATCTAAATTGAACACACCATCATCATCATCTTTACCATCAATCGACGACATAGACGATCCAAATCCACCAAACTCGTGATGTTGGAGACTGTTATTTGGTAAGAGTGATGTTAACCAGTTCTTTATTTCTTTACCGACTAAAAGTTTCCCATTTTTAGTTAACATAGTTGGGACTCTTGTGATACTAGACTTATAATTGTAAGGTATTCCCTGTGTATTTATGTTATGAAATCTCACGAGCTGCTTAAGCTGCGGATTATTCTTAACATACTCAATGATATCAATGCTGTGAGGACAGTTGGGACTATACACCAGAAGAGACATCTTATAGATACTTCATTTATTTCTCGAAAAAAATTAACGCATATATAATAATGAACAGTGTTTACATACTCGCCGCGTTGGTGATTGCTCTGGTTATTTTGTTTTTCCCTGGTACAAAAAAAACCCAGCGGGAACTCGAAGTTGAACAAATGGTTAACATAGACGAATTTGTTGAAAAGACTGCCGATATAAATCATGACTTAATGAACGAACTTGTGATGGCTACAAATAAACACGTCAGAGAGAAATACAAGAAGCCCAACTATATTATTGAAACTATTGCTGCTAAAAAATTTGAACATCCCAAGACTGGTAACTACTTCTACAGGTGCATGTTTATGGTTATAAGCAAGGTCAATTTTGTTTCGGGTTTTACACTAACAGTTGATATTCGTGTTAAGCCCAAGGTTGAAGTGATAGGATCTACAAAGCAGCCCATCGATGTGATTCTTCCCAAGGATACTACCCCGTATGAACAGTCCGATGTTCAAGGTAAAGAGTTTTTCAATTATGAACTTGTGAAGAAGAAGGTAGAGGTATCCGGGATTGAGTTACAAGCGGCAAAAAATAAATTACAGTAATTGTAATGATCAATGCATCTGATATTGCAGGTATCGAGATGAACAGGAAAAAGAATAAAAAGGAGTTATACAAGAAAATCCATGAACAATTCTGCAGAAAGATCCGACACACCGTAGAATTAGGTGGTAAATGTGTGTTCTTACGAGTTCCTGCAGTTGTTTTTGGATTTCCAACCTATGACCGTTCCCAGGCCTGTACATATCTAAAAAGACAATTAGAGTTGGGTGGTTTTAATGTTCGAACCCTCAGTTCCATAGATCTTTACGTTACGTGGGGTTCATCCAAACGTACTAATAAAACAAGTTCCACAATCGTTTCTGATGATACAGACTTGCCATCTTTTATAAATCTCAAAAAGATGGCTAATAAATACAGGAGCGGTGGTGCGTAGGACTTATAATAAATTTTGTATCTTCCTATAGTATACCATGTCTGAACCACTTGGAATTCTAGTAGAAGCTAAAAAAGAATACCTTTCGGCTCTTTGCCAGGTCATGGCTCCACCAATGATCGAAGTATTTGCTGAAATGTATGAAGAAGCTCACAAGATGTCTAAGGGACGCAAGGTTCTTATACAATACCAAAATCTGCTAAAGGAAGTTCCAAACTGGAGTAATGCTATGTCTAAGCGTCACAGTGATAACATCACTGGACGTTGTGCATGGTTCAATGATTTACTTGCCGCTGTATTTGTTAGCTGCGTGAAGATTCTTTCTTCTGTTCGTCTCAAGGCTGAGAATAAGAAAATTTCGTTAAAGGTTCCTAGCAACGAGGTTTTTATTCAATCTTGCTACGATAATGTTGCTAAGGAATTATACCGTGATCCCTACATTTATCACGAAGAGCAATCTGAGCATATTCGGGATGATAAACTCACTACACGTATTTCTATATGCATCGAGAGTACCGTAAAACAGTTGATTCCTGTTCAACAGATTTTACAGACTTACATGTCTCCCGATGGTAATCAGATCAATATTGATGACGAAGAGCAAATCGAGGATACAGAAGACCCTGATGTATATGACGATATGAATGAAATGCCCCAGGAACCCCAAGCCGAATCCCCAGATGACTCGGAACAACCCCCTGTTGTTGAAACAGAGCCCGAGCCTTCTCCTGATCTGGATCCTACAACACAACCATCCGGGTTAGCTAACGAGTTTAAAACAATTCAAAATGTGCGATCCCCGGACCCAGAACCTCAACCTCAACATCAACCCGAAATGACAGGCGACGACGATGATGTTTTATTCAACGATGCTGCTGACCAGAGAACAAAAAAAGTTGCCTATTATTAAATGGAACTCTCAGACTATCTCCGAGACCCCGTGTGGGCAGGACTCATAGCAGCCCTCATTACCGCGGGATATATTCACGCGAAGGCTAGGATTAATAACGAAGATAAACTCCCTAACAGCAGCTATGTTAAACCCGCGGTGCTTAATGCCATTTTAGTGTATTTCATCGTGGCGAATGGTTTAGCACAAAGGGAGGTCATTTCTAGCGAACCTTTCTAAGTTAAAGATAAAAATATTATACATAGTATAAAATGGCTTCAGTATCAGCATTTAATGATATGATGGGTCAATTTCTTGTGGAATTGCATAAAACTTTCCCCGACGAGAAGGGAATCAAGAAGTTTATGACTTCCTTCGATCTTCTCAAGTCCACTAATCCTCGTAAGTGTGTCGAAGCTTATATGGGTGGTGTAGGTGCGTATGCCCAAAAGATTACTCAGAAGGATGAAAGCTTCTTCCTTGAGGACATTAAGGGTATCGAGTTTCTTCAGGACTTGAACATCGAGGAGTACTGGAAGGATAAGATGTCCGAGGGTACCAAGAACGCTGTTTGGCAATACCTCCAAACTTTGTACATGCTTGGTACCACTATTACTGCAATCCCCCAAGAGACGCTCTCCGTGATCGAGAATGTTGCCAAGGACTGTGCCGATAAGATGCAGAATGGTGACGGTCAAATCGATGAAAAGGCTCTCATGAACATGTTTAGCTCCATGTTGAAAAAATAAACTCAGTCATATATAAATGATGGTTTGGTTTGACAATCCACAGGAACTCATTAATCATAAAAAGGTTTTGCAGTTCTGGCCGACGAACAAGCAGACGGCGGAGGAACGAGTGAATGCCGCTTCACGATTCATCATCTACGCCGCGTGCTTTATCTATCTCATTCGTCGTGACCCCCGAATCTTCGTTTTAGCGGCCACCGTTTTAGGTGTTCTATACGTTATGTATAACTCTGGAATGGTTAAGGAGGGTCACGCTAGACCTACAGTAATTGAAGAAAATGCCGAGTCTACATGTGTCTTACCCACAGACGACAACCCTATGGGTAACATGTTACTGTCTGATTTCGTGGATCGCCCCGATCGACCTTCCGCGTGTTATCATTCCTCGGTCAAAAATAGAATCAGTAACTCTTTAGAAAATCGCACAAAGTATATGCCTGGTCGTTCCAGGACAGCTCTACCCGCGTATCAAGCCAACGCTATGGCTCGACAGTTTGTTTCGAATCCCGTAACTACGGCTGTTGGTGATCAAACGGGATTCGCTGAGTGGTGTTATGGTAAGAAGCTTGGTCCTACTTGCAGGACTGATAGCACATACTGTGACCCCAATGCGAGGGGTGTACAGCTCGAGGCTTTTGGAGGTCTGGATTCCGCGGGTGATAAACGATCTGGTATGCACAGAGGTTCTGGATTGAGAGCTGGTCATGTAGCTTAATTTTCTCAAGTAATAGTAATATGGCGTATCAGCTCCAGCCAGGACTGAACATTCTTTCAGGTGGTGGTGCCCCTCCACTCAATAGGGCCGATGACGAGGTTTTCGTTTATCCTCAACCTAGTGCATTAAATTACTGCTGCCGCCCTTCTACCATGGTTTATGGTACTGCCCCTTATATGGCGGGTAAGGGTTCCCCAGCTCGTTTTATCGAAGTAAGTGATCAGCTTCGTCCCCAAGCCACGACTCGTTTTAACAAGGTTGTAGTCACTCCCCATGAGAGTGGTTACTTTCCTATCAACAATACTGCGTGCAAGGTTCCTCTTCGTACCAGGACTTATGAACCTCTCAGCACACGTGCTTACATCCAAAATAGTATGTTTAATCAAAGGTATTTACCACAGTAAAAATAATATTGGTTTCAAGTAAGAATGGCAGATCCTGTTTCTGTGATGGCAGTTGCCGGTCTAATCTACGCTGGTCGAAAACTTAGCGAAGTTCCAGAACAACCTAAAAAAGTTGTTGAAGAGGAGCCAGAACTATTTGAAACTGAGTTCGAAGAAATCGAGTTCAGTGACCCTTTTCAAGATAGGAAGACTGAAGTCGATTCCTTTTCTGTTATCGCCCCTCAAAGTCGCACAGGTGGTCAAGAGCTTTTAGATATGCGTGGTCGTCTCTATGATCAGGGTCGTATGAATAATCTTTCGCCTATTGAACAGAAGCTCGTTGGTCCAGGTTTGGGTGTTGGAGCAAACGTTGAGTCGGCTGGTGGTTATCAGCAACTTTTCCGTGTCAACCCTGTAAATACAGGAGCCTACCGTCTCACAACATTACCTGGTCGTTCGGGTCCCGCCGTTGATATTAAGGGTGGCCGACGAGCGGAAATTGGTGAATTAACTCATAATCAACCCGAAAAAACCGCGTATCTTCCCGAGCGTCGTCCACCTGTATTTGGTCGTGCTCAGGGAATGAGTGGTGCAGTCCCACGTGCTTCTCATCAAAAGGCTATGCGAACTACCAACAGGTCTCAAACAGGCCACCGAGCCGATGGCCTCGATAAAACACCTGGGAAGCGTTTCATTCCTGCCCAATCTGTACCACAACTTCCTACACGCAACAAGGGTGATGTACATGATACACAATTTATGCATGTGAACAATCCAGCTCCTGGCATCTCCAACTTCTATGGTGGTTACACTGAGGCACCCGCTGCTATGTTGAATAGTGAGGGTATGGACAATACTGGCTACAGTGTTAATCAGCAGTTTGCGTATGGTATTCGCCCCGATGAACGTCGTTCCAAACCAAATAGGAGCGGAAATCCTGGTCGTATGAATGTTCGTGAGAAGCCTGTTAATCAGCACGGTGCTCTTACCACAATTCGCCATGACAAGACTCGCATTGACGGACGCACAGGTGGTGCCAATGGTGGATGGATGCAACACTACAAAAAGAATCAGTACACCGAGCTTAACCCCTACAAGGGTAATATCAATCCTCGTGTGACGGGTAACGGGTTAGACATAGCTAAGAACCAACTTGCGAACAATCCTTTCAGCAAGACCATCAATTAATCATAAATATATAAATCAAAACACCCATTAAAATTTTATACGCAAATTTTAATGGAGGTCCATACTTTAGAAATCGATAGTAGTCAGCGCGACTCGAATATATACTCCTCCAACTTGAACGATTATACGGTTACCTTGGAGAACCCAATTTACGACATTACAAATTTCAAACTTGTGTCTGCTCGTATTCCTACTCCACAATTTTTGATTTGTGAGTCAAATCGTAAACTAACTTATGATGTACATTACGTGGGTGGAACTGTGCAAACAGATAATGGGATAAATTTTACCCCTGGAAACTATGATGGACCTGGTATAGCTGCTTTGTTTAATGACATTGGGGGTTCAATAACCCTGAACATGTCATATGATGCATTAAATAATAAGTTCTCAACTGGTGCACCTCAACCTATTGGTACTGGTCAGGGTATAAGTAAAGTAATACTCAGATTTAGGACAGGTGAGAATGGATACGATGATAGTAGTGCGTCTCGTACAACACTTCATCAAATCCTTGGTGCACCCCCGGAAGACATTGAGATATCGAATGCAACTAACGCCAAATTTGGTGCAGCAAATTTAAATGGTCCAAATTCTCTTGTTTTAAAGATCTCGACTGGTTCTGACGAATTTACACAAACTGTCTACACATCTACACCCTTCTACACAGGCCATATACTTCTCGATGGTTCAGACTTTATAAATTTTAATGGTGCTGACGACGTAGTTGAGCACAAGTTTCATTCTGGAAGTCAAAAAATGATTAAAGACATTCGAATTCAATTTTTCTATATGAGTCACGGACGTCTTATTCCTTACGACTTTAGATATCAGGATCACATCCTGAAGTTTCAGGTTGAATGTAACACTGGAAAGTTTAAATCACTCTCCAAGCACACTGCACCAGATGTTGGGGTTTTACCACCGCCTATAAGCATCCCCGATTTTGAGGATCCGTATAGATGGAAACAATATGTCTTGATTTCTATAATTTTATTTTTTGGTGTGCTTACTCTGGTCATCACACGTAAGAAAGCTTAGCGGGTGACAGCGTACACGGGAGCGATGGGCTTCTTCACACCGGGGGAGAAGCGGGAGATCACAAGGTACACAACGACGGAGAGGAGAGTCGTGAACAGAGCGGTGAGACCGTAGTGGAGGCCGCCGTTCTTCTGGACGCGGACAATCTGGTTGATAGCCCAACGAACGAGATCAAGCCACGAGATGGCAGCCGCGAAGGAGAAACCCGCGACGACGGAGTTGAGAGACTGAGATTGGAGCTCCTTGGTGAGAACCTGAACAGTTTCGAGAGCGGCGGTAGACATTTACTGTAAGTATAGAAAATTATTCTGGTAACAATTCAACCTCATCTAGGATTTTCTTGTACTTTTGTGTAGAATAACCCTTAGTCCCCTGATTGTTTTCTTCCGACTCAGTGTCAGAATCCGAATCACTGTCTGATTCTGAGTCACCATCTATAACCTTAAATTCATTATTAGTCCACCCCACTGGGTCCATTACTATTAATAGCATTTTTTAACATGACTTCTGTCGGATTTTGAGGCTGCCACGAATTCCATCTGTCATAAGCTTCATTGATGTGTTTGAATCTTTCTTCTGTACCAGAGTACCTTGTGAATGGTGGACAGTCCTGTTCGTCGACTTCTTCAATGATGTCATCTTCCTCTTCTTCATCCTCGTCATCTTCGTTGTAAATTTCAGGGAATATAGTTCCGATATCCTCCCCAACTGTGTACATGGCACAGTACTTACTTGCATATTCGATATCTTCTGGGAGTACAATATCTCTCCCACAAGCTTTCGCATATTCACAAGCCAACACCATGGATTTTTCCAATACGGGTGTGACAATGTTCATCATTGTATTGATATACTGTTCGGCCATATTGTCACCCGAATCACCAAAACCTGTTTGCATGTTCATGTCGTATTAAACATTACTCGCATCATACCTTTATCTAATCTAAGTATGTTGTAGCTTAAAGCGTATATATCGACGTGTCTATCACTTGTTGTATTATCTGTCAAGTTGAACGTGAAAAGCTGGTTATTTATAAGACTGAAATTCACCTGTCCCGTTGGGAAATGTTGTTCAGGTTCCATGCAGAAACTGTATGTGTAGAATCGCCTTATAAGTGGTGTCTTGGAATGATGGATAGCTGGTTGTATAGCCTTGAGGAATGCGAAGTTGCCTGTATCCTGATCTAATACTTGTGTGTCGTTTAATTTGAACTCTAGACTCTTTAGATTTTCATAAAAAATCAGTTTGTTTTCACTGGTGATTTTATCGTTGTCGTAATCAAATGGTGATACAAAATCTAAATACTGTTCGTTATTTACACGCTTTACAATGAAGTATAATTCTTTTACTGGATTTAGAAACGAGGTTCTAAACTTGTGTGATTCGATAGATTTGGGTGCCAAAAATTGGTTATGTTGTAGTTGAGATATAACGTAATCCTTTCCTTTGTTCTTTATGATGGCCCGTTCATATTTGTCTAAAAATACAACTTCTAACGAAAGTTTACACGATTTGATTTGTTTTTGATAAACTTGAGATATGTCTTGATCTACACCAACAATAGATACAGTTTGTTGTTTATTTATTTTTTTGACACGGGTAGAACGCCGAACATATGTGGGGTGCGACCGCAAGGAATACAAATACTGATTGTTAAATGATACAGCACCAACTCCTAAAGTACCTGCTGTACTATTGTCATTTTCTTGATGGATACGTGACCATGAGTTATTTATATACTGATACAACTCAATGATTGTGAGATTTGGTACAGTTTCACTTTTTACATATGTAAGTGTATTCCCATCGTCACTCATATGGAATTTTGTGAAGGTTTGAATACCGACAAACAATGATGATTTCTGTCTCCAACCAAAACCGTCATATGAGTAAATATAAGTAAAACCAGATGTTACGAACGCTGCTAATGTTCCATCTTTACTCAAGTCAAATGCGATCACTTGAGTCAATGGTACTATAGGCAAACTCGAAACTATTGAACCATTTTCATTAATGGTCATAATTTTAACTATATTTCCAGTTGAATCATATTTGATAAACCTATTGATATCTTTTGAAACAGAAACTATTGGATGATTAAACGATGGAGTAGAGTTGTCTGTGATTGTTTGCGACAATGGCATCGTTGAAGATAGATCAAATATTTTAACTTCATTGCCACCAAATAAAATTATTTTTGATTCATCGTCATAGAATTTTATACCCTCTAATGATGTTAGAGAAACGAATGCCATAGTATTAGGTACGGGCGGTGTTCCTTCTACATACTGAATATTTCTAAAGTCGTTAGTAAAGATTTCGTATATATAGACCTTACCGGCTACACGATCTTCAACTGCCAAGTAACGCCCGGTTGGAGAAAGAGTCGATTTAGAAAAGGTAATACTACCTACAGTCAGACCCGCTGTTCCTTCAAAATTCATTCGATCAAATGAACTTGTATCTGTCAACCTCTTATACACACGTAATTGACCAAGAACGTTAAATAAAACACATGTAACTATCCCATTGTTTGATATTTCGAGTTCATCCGCTGGTCCAACTTGTAAAAAGTCTGTGTTGTTCGTGGCATATGTAGTATTTTCATTAAATAAAACGGCATCCACTGTTTGACTAACTAAACTTTGGTATCCGCCACCAAATACATTACTTCCAGAATCAACGATATTTTCTATACTTTTTACAACTACTTCATCATATCCTTCGACTGATCGTGTTAATTCCTTGAGGGTAATAGCATCCGTTATACTGTTGCTTCGTTTAACAAAAATCTTTAAATTTGTGTCGTTTACAAAAGAAAATGTACCCCCTGCCCCCGTGTAACGAAATACCTTAACCCATTGTGTTGTTGTTGTGTCATATACATACAGATATCCTACACCCTGTTTAACGGGTGTTACAGATATATCATATCGTTCGTTAACGTTATATATAAAAAAACTGTTTCCATTTTTTGTAAATGTTATTTTACCAGTTTCGTATAGACCTACATCTTGTCCATAACGAAGCCAGTCAGATGTGTGTTGATACACATACAACACATCGTTTATAACGAATAAAAGCTTTGATCCATCTTGTGATAAATGAGCTTCAGATACCGCTGTATTAGATGGTTTAACTATAACACCACCTAAACGAGCGTTTGTACTTACATTTCTTATTTCGATATTTGGCCCAGTTTGAGAAGGTTCATTTATATAAAAATTGCCATCTCTAGACAATCCAACTACTCCTGAGATGGATGTGTGTACATAGTCAGACCCATCCCATTTCCAAATTCCTGTTCCAACTTCTAATATAACACTTCCATCATCTGAAAATCTTAAGTCGTTACTACCGTTAATTGTATTATCAGCATATGCCTCCCATTGTCCATTTTCGTATCTATTTATGAAACCAGACGTTACAATTACATTCATAGCCGGTGATACTACACCAGTTCCATTGAATGTAGTCTTACCCGGTATTTCAATAGTATTACCTGTTCCTCTAGAAGCGACTGTAGTTCCGTCGTAAGATACACTTATAACATCTGAAGTAAGCACCGTACTACCTGAAACTTCATAGTCTAAGGTTGTTGTTTGAAGAGTTGTATCTAATGGTGGGTCGGTTTTAACGAGACAGTGTTTTAGTTCTCTGAATTTTATTTCCAAAGTCACTTCCTGAAAACACATAGCACAAAGAGGTATAGCTAATTCCGGTTTACGATAAAAGTAAAATGGTATGTCGATGTATAATGGAACAGTTTTTGTGGCAGGTCCTAAGTGTCCTAAGATAACACCACTTGAAACTGGTACATCGGATGTTCTATCTGGATATTTACCCACTAATTTTTCAAGAGCTTTTTGTTTTGTTTGTGTATAATTCTGTTCAGAGTAAATCTGTAAATAATCACTTGGGATATGCTGAATCTTTTCATCACCGATATACATGTCAATATATTCTATCATTGCATGACCTATTGACTCTACATATCCATAACGTGTTATATCTGCACCTTCTATTTTGTCAAGCTCTACTTCTAAACTAATTGTTTTAATAAGATCACCCTGATCTTTTGGTATAGTAATACGAACTGTTTTACCAAATTCTGTGTCATTGTCAAGATCCAACTTTACAAACTGACTAGTATAGTTTGTGTGTTTGCGAAACAACTGAACGAAGTAAGAGTAGTCTGGATTTTCTGTAAAATATACGTCCTGAACACCCCTCGTTGTAAGCTGGATTCTTCCAGCCATTACTAATATACACCGTTAAAATTTTAAACCCGCAAGACCGCTCGCTATATGTAATATGTTGTAGTTGATTGCATATATTTTTAGTATTACGTTGTCGTCGCTTGGTTCTATATTAACAGTCATGCGTTTGTGGAATATCCTACTCATGTTAACATGACCACTTGGGTAATGTGACTCAGGATTTTCTGCAAAACTGTATAGACTAAATGGTAAGCCATCTTCTGAACAGTTAATATGATGTAGTAATGGTTGTTCATATGTCAAAAAATTGTGATTTCCGTCTAAGACGTTCATATCGTTAAAATCGAGTTTTACATTTTCAATTTTATGATGTATATTACCTTTTTTAGCTATGAATAACAACTCTTTTACCGGGTGTTTAAAATTTATCATAAACGTTTTTTGGATTTCTTGTGGTTTAAAGCTCACTTGCGAAACTTGAACTTGTGAAATAAGATACTCAAGTGGCATAGACTGAAGATAGTATTTTTCTTCGTCACTTATGAATACAAACTCAGTGTCAAGAGACATGTTTAATATTTTACCTTCAACACCTGAAGAAGGTATAGCACCGTTTATAATATCGGTGAGGTTTCTTAGTTTTAATACCACTTCCACCTGTTGTTTAGATAATGCAGATGTCGGTATAGCAAGAGAAGTTGCCCGGTTAAAATAAAACGGGAGATCTATGAAAAAAGTGTGTTCACCTGTGAAATCAAATACCTGACTTCCATGACCATTCAGAAAATAAAGAGTTTGTTCTATATCGTCGATCGTATTGTATAATTGTTGATGCATATACATATATTCACCCGTAAGACGCTGAATTAATTGTCCACCTATGTATAGGTCGGCAGTTTCTATCAGGTCGGTACAAAATGACGGTTTGAAATTTAATTTGTTTCCTTGTCCGTCAGTGGGGGCGGTCAGTAAAAACTTTACAGTCATACTCTTTACCAAATCACCCTTATTTTGTGGAATTTTACAGCGTAACTCTTCACCATACCCAACGGTACCATCAAATGGTGTTTCAATTTGCTCTAAAGCAAACTTTGTATGTCGCTTGAACGTTGTCAGGAAATAGGAAAATTCAGGATCACCTGTAAGCCACTGATCCTGAACACCCGTCACTGCAAGTTTTACAGCTCCGGACATATCTAATATGTGTGAGTAAAATATTCTCAAATAAAACGGGACACTAATGTAGATGAATCTTCAGTTGAAGAAGTTCAATCCTGCGACTATGACAGATGATCGCGTGTGTGTATTTATAGGAAAACGTAATACAGGTAAATCAACTCTCGTAAAAGACATCATGTATCATAAAAAGCATCTTCCTGCGGGTATAGTTCTCAGTGGTACAGAAGAAGGGAACCATTTCTATTCCGAATTTATTCCAGACCTGTTCGTTTATGGCGACTATGACAGAGAGGCGATAGAGAGGGTGATGGCTAGACAACGTAAACTTGTAGGTGCTGGTAAAACCAATTGTGGTGCTTTTATGTTACTGGATGACTGTATGTATGACTCAAAATTTCTTAAAGATACCTGTATACGTCAATGCTTTATGAATGGTCGTCACTGGAAGATTTTCTTTATGTTGACGATGCAGTACGTGATGGATCTACCCCCAGCACTTCGTGCTAACGTGGATTACGTATTTATTTTGCGAGAGAACATCATACAAAATAGAGAGAAGCTTTACAAATCCTTTTTTGGTATTTTTCCTACATATGATATGTTTAGTAAGGTCATGGACGCTTGTACCGAGAATTATGAATGCCTTGTGTTAGACAATACAGTCAAGAGTAATCGTATCCAAGATTGTGTATTTTGGTATAAAGCAACACTTCGAAAAAATTTTAGAGTCGGTGGTCCAGAGTTATGGGCAGCTCATAGGAAAATGTATAATCCCAAATACCTGTCTCAACAAGAAGCTGATGCAAAAAAAGCCACAAAGAAAACCGCGTTAACCATTACGAAGAAGAAATAACCAGGCTGCGTGTTTATCTATTACTAAAAAACATAGATCAATACTAAATGACGGACATCCGTACTATGAATTTATCTGACAATTCCGACGCCGGTATGGTTCAGCTTAATCCATCGACGTCTTTTATTACGCAGAATAATGAAGAAAAAAATGTCAGTGAAAATAAAGTTACTATGGACTCTACACCTATTTCCGAATTAATGGGACAGCCCGACCCTATGGAGGCTCAAATGATGGCACCCCCTACCATGGCCTCCCAGATACCTTCTCAGGTTCCTATGCAGATGCAGATGATGGCTGCCTCTCCCCAACCTGTCATGAATGAAACTCCCACAAAGTCCCCCGAGTCCAAGAACCCTTTTAATCTTACCGATCAACAGTTACAGGCTCTTCTTGTTTCTGCTTGTACAGCCGCGGCGATTAGCACACCTGTACAAGAGAAGCTCGCTACGATGATTCCTCAGTTTCTGAACGACGCTGGTCGTCGAAGCCTTATTGGCCTTGGTGCCACTGGTCTTGTTGCAGCTATTCTGTTCCATATTAGTCAGACGTATGTTCTTAAGGCTTAAGGAACTTGTTCCCAACCCATATTGCTGTAGATCGATTTGTCTACACCCATGAAATACGTAATACACGCTCCAATTATGAACGCGGCTAGAAATAAGAGACTCACTTCCAAGCTCTTCCTTCTATCCTTCCCATAATCTTTGATTTGCCCCTTTAATGTTTTAACGAGACGAGACAGACCTTCTACAAGAATGAAAGCGATGATAGTCGAAGAGAAGAAGAAACCCTTATCGACAGCTAACTGAGGAACTTGACCAACAATTAATCTAAGCATGTTTGGTATAACAATTGTCATCAGAGCTAAGTTCGCGTGATAGTTCCTGGTGTATATAGGAACCATCGTTATCGCATAGACGATTATCCACATGAACACCGCGGTGAAAACTGTTGACACCGGTGTTTTCATTTGGTGTATACATAGATTATTTATCCTGGACATGCATACCACAGAAAGGTGTTTCGGTTGGAATGGATTCATAAATGTTCAAACGTATACAGTGATCCTTTAGTCTGTTGTAGGTTTCCCAATATTTTTTGGAATGATCAAATTCACTTACTAAAGAATGTGCAAGTTCGTGGATCAATACATGAAAGATTTCATTCACCTCACCATCTATACATAATCCAATCTCTGCACCCTTATTGAGATTGTAACCAACCGTACCCTTTAACCTATGATGGGCTGTTATGGGTATCGGATGTTTCAGTTTTTCGAATTCTGTACCTTCTACATTTTCGCGTAGAGTCTTGTACCTCTCTTTGACCAACCTCAACTTCATGGGTTCAGTTGTAGTCATGTATAGGTATACATTAATGATAAGCAACAAAACCACTGCTATCATTTTCTATATACAAACATAAATTTACTGTACAACTCTGAGATGTGACTTCCTGATAAGTTTTCCCATAGAGTTAGACTAAACCCATTTGACTCTAGTTCATGAATAAGATGATCTCGATACGCAACAGGTTCTGCTTTTGGACCATCTGAATAATACGGTGTATCAGTGAGGTGTACAAAAAGTTTTTCACCAAAGCCCCCGTTACCATGTTCCTTCAATTTGAAAAAATTACCCATCTCATCTTGTAGCGGTGTCCTCATGATAATCTTTTCAGAATCCGGAATAATCCCTATGAGTTTCCCACCGGGTTTCATTCTTTTTTTGATTTCTCGTATCGAATCTTTGAACAGTTTCTCCGACGCGAATATATAGTGTAAAGAAAAGTTGAAACATACCACGTCGTATCTTCTGTTAGGACAATTGAAGATATCGCCATGATAAAAGTTCACACGGATCTTCAAATTCTTTGCTCTAGATTTTGCTTCTTCCAGGGACTTTTCATCTGGGTCACACATACTTATATTAGCCCCCGCATGACGCCATTTTTGAAGATCACCCCCACAACCACACCCAACATCAAGTATAAGATCTCCGTTAACAGTTGCTTTTTGGATAAGATCTTTCTTGAAAGTGTTATGAGCTTTTCGTATATCTTCCATATCATCATAACGAAACAAAAGCTTAAATAACTTAGGTTACAAAGAACTTAAAGTTTTCGTGTATAGTATCAATATAATGGGTTCTCTTGAACAAGATTATACTACCGTTCCCGGTCAGATTTACGCGTGTCTCTCTATCGTTGGTCCCGAATGCCCACAGAAGAATTCACAGTTTGGTATTAAGATCAGGGGTTGCTTCAACACTCGCCCAGAGGCTGAGAGCCATGCCAAGCGTCTCCAGAAGGAGGATGCGACTTTTGATATCTACGTCGTTGATATGTACAAATGGCTTCTAATTCCCCCTGATCCTGCCAAGATTGAGGACGTTCACTATACGAACGAGAAGCTTGAGGAGCTTATGCAAGGCTACAAGGAGAACCAAGCTGCAGCCGTCAAGATGTTTGAGGAGCGTAAGCGTGACATGATTGAGGGGAAGAGTCACTTCAAGCCTGGTGATGAGAACTCTAAGTTTTACAATAAGCCAGATGAAGCTCCTATCAGTCATCCAGCGGAGGTACTCGAGCGTCTACAGAAGGAGAATCCTGATACTCCCATGGAAGATCTCGTAAAGAAGGCCGACGAAATCGTAGCTGAAGAGATGAAGGAGAGGCAGGCGAAGCGTGAGGCCGACGCGAAGGCGGCTGATGAGAACCTTGAGACTGTCAAGGAATAATATAAAAATGTCTATACCTAGTAAGAATGTTCAGTGTGTTGATTAATATCATCACACTCCTCATCGTATTTTTTGTAGCGTACTTCTTTTTCACATCACCTGAGATTGTCAAAAAGAAGATGAATACAGCTTCGGAAGTTTTAGCCGCACAACTTAAGGACCCTGTGGTCACAAGTCGTGCGTATTTTACTGATCGAAAAAGGGGTTCAACTGGTGAATTCGTTGGTAATTTTCCCTGGAGTGAGAAGGAGTGGATATATGGATATCCAATTAGCCAGGCCTGAGTATCACTGGCTGCATAGTTTTCCCCATAAAGAACCCTAGTAAAAATACAACAAATCCTACGATCCAGGTCGTTTTATCAATGTTTGCAAAAAAATCAACCTTTGGTTGCTGAGATTGATACATGGGAGGAGGAGGCATCATCATCATAGGGGGTGGAGCTTGTTGATAGTAATCATGATCCTGTTCCGGTTCTTGATCCTGAATATGCTCGTCCTTGTTAAAATCTATGGGATTGCCGATGTCTGCTTCCATTTCTATAATTGTTTTTCATTTTTTTAAGTGGAAATTTACTCACTATACTCCTCTTCCTCGTCGGAAGATTCATAATCCTCATCCTCTTCATCATCACCGACTACGAAGTCTTTTAAGTTACCGTCTTCATCTGCGTCTTCTTCGTCATCTTCGTAGTCATCTTCGGAACCAATCTCATCGTCAGTGTCGATGTCACTGTTATCATCTTCCTCATCATAATCATCCTCATCATAATCATCTATAAGTTCTTCTTCGGGAGAGTAAATCTCAGGTTTCTTAATACGGCGACCAGAACGGGAAATCATTTGGTTCTACTATAGTCTACTGTTTAAGTATTTAGGATGAAACGCAGTGTTTTTGTTAATAGATGCATCCATTAACATCTTTTCAGCATAATAACCTATCTGTAATACAAGGTGCTGTATATCTTCTTGAAATTCGGTCATTATCCCAATGTTCTCTAAACTCGAAAGTGCTATATAAAGAAACTTTCCTGCAAATTCGGGATCTTCATTAAGCTTGTTTTTGAAAACGTTTATGTTTGTAATAAATGCAAAGAAACCGTCTGGGTCTAATCCTGAGTATTCGTGTACCTTTTTTATTAAAATGTCTAGATCATTACTATGAATAGATTTCTTAGTAAGAAGATTGGATAAATATGTAGCAGTGGTCAGTAAAAGTCCTGACATCTTATTTTTTGTCTGGAAATAAAATCTCCTTGGATTTTTTGTTTATAACACTTCTATGAGTTTTAGACGGAGTTTTCGAGTATACAAAGTCAATTCCCGTTTTATCTATCACTACTTCACATTCTGGGTCTGTAGTTGTAGCCGTGTACTTACCACCTTTCTTTTTAGAGATGCTTGTGATGTCCATGGCCTGAATATTCTTGTTAATGAACTCATTAAGTATAGGAATGGCGTCGTCTATCGTCATTTTTTGTTTGATTGGCGGTGTGATAGTTCTTTTAGGTGGTGCTGTATCTGGGTACAACTTGCTAACAAGTGAGGCTGGTAGTCTATTCTGTTCGCCCCTGAAGTCTGCACAAAAGCCATTTTTCCTACCTATGACTGTTTCACATGTGCAAAAGCATTTCTGAATGATTACGTCACCGATTACATGAAACCATATATGATTGGAATTGTGAGAACGTCCCACATTCTCACAATATCTAGATGTTGTTGACACAAGGAAATGGTCTTTATGCGTGAATACTTTAGTAATTCTAGCATCTTCCTGACCTTCAAGATTCTTTCGAATGAAAGTTTCGAGATAGGCTACAGCCTCGGAATTAGTGAACTCATCCTTCATCTGGGCCTGTGTAAATGAACCCTCTTCTCTCTTCTTACCGTCAAGTGGTCTTACAGTCTTAACATTTGTATCCTCGGTGCGAATGATAGACATTTTGAAGGTTTCGATAGATGGTTCATGAGAAATAGGGTTCATTAGACAAAGTACCGGGCCATAGACATATTTGAATACAGGTAGGTATGGAAGTTCTGTAATCTTTCCATTATCATCACACCCGGAACACCCCTGACCACCACACGCAAGATGCTTCCCTTTTTTGTATGACCACGGAATCCTGAATCCACTTCCCTTCGTTCGCTTCTTCGAGTCACCATATACTGAGCAGTCAATGATTTGATTCCAACTCTTGGATTTGAACACAGATTTCAAAGTTGCTATAACATGTTCTCTTACATTCAATGCATTCTCTTGATCTACAACAAAACCCGGCCAGTTCATATGAACTCCAGTCTTGATAAGATTATCATCTACTTCCTTTGGCTTAGAAACACAAATGAGACAATCTTTACCTCCTAGAGTCTTTACCTTGTCACAAATAATTCTACACAGTTTCTGAATATATGGAAGATCCAATGCCTTCTCATCTTTGTAGTCAATATCCAAAAAGAAGTTGTAGGTTGGAGTTTTCTGTTCCACCAAATAGAGTTTTTCCTTGTTCTTCACGGCTTCTACGTATTGCTCACAGAATTCGTCAAGCTTGTCGAATGGTATCGAAAGTACTCCACCATCCATGAGAACATGTGAAGTAGCTTTCGCATTTTTAAATTTGTTCTTGGAACACCAGCTCCTGAACATACTTATTTCTATTTGGAGTCATTCTTTTAATCATCTTGATAGCTGTCATATAAAATGGATCGCATACAAGAAACGTCCACATGCTCTTTAATATCGGTGCTAAGGTTCTTTTTAATAACAAGAAGTTCATAGACTGTCTTAGTTTTGACACTCTCAATATATTGTTCCGCCCTGCGATCACTGTATGCTTTGTTATCAATAAGAAGATCTTTGATCTGCTTTAAAATGTAAGTCTTCGACTTCATTCCTATTTTATACTAAATGTTTTTCTATTTAACGAAGTTACACACGAATAGAACTGAGGGTTCTGAATCACATTTCGTATGATCAGATCCCAACGTTTACGAGCATTGAACTCTTCTAAAGTATCAAAGCTCATAAAGTCATTCTCGTCGTATGTCTTCTTTATCGGCTCTTTATTAATTTTTTTTAAATTGGTCTTCGCCTTCTCATCATTAAACTTCTTAATCATGTTGACCTGATCAGTACGTTTAAAGTTTACGAAAAAGACATATACATTATAGACTAATTCTACGGTGGGACTTTCCTTGTGAATAAAGTTGAACTCTGTGTATTCACCCTTTTTCAAGGAAACAACTCCCCGTGTCTCCTCCTCTAGCTCTCTAAGAGCACATCTCAAAGGATTGTAAATTTCTCTACGTCTACACCCCCCTGTGACAAAAATCCAATCCTTAAATCTACGATCCCTCACGGTCAGAAACCGTGGGCGATCGCCTTCAAATGTTACTGGAATAGCTATCGCTTTGTATTTCTTCATTGCTCATTTAGCAAGTTATAATATGCGAATATGTTTATTCCTCCTTTTTCTCCTCAGTAACGGGAATCTTAGTAACGGTTTGGGGTTTCGCCTCATCTTCCACAGGCTCAATAGTGAGACCCTTCATGAGGTTAACGGAGAAGGTCTTCACAGCGTGAACATCCTCCTTGGTCTTTCGCATATCGTTAAACATGTAAGCAACGACAGCAATGCAAACAATAACACCCGCGATCATCATGGTTTCGCGATCAAAAGATAACATCTTATGTGTAATAGACGTTGATTTCTTTTAAGCCGAAATTATTGCACCCATTTTAGTCTTTCCTTTCTGAGTACACGCATCATCTCCTCCGATGAATTGGAGACGCTGATACCTCTCAGCTTCACACTGCTCCTGCCTGGGCTGGACTTCGACAATCTTTTCAAGTGTCCTGGATTTGGGATTGTATGTCAACACGAAAACTGCTCCTAGTAAAAAGACAATCAACCAGAAGTTCATTTTACTAGTAGTAAAGATTATGTTATAGTGACGGGTAAATTTAGTTACTGTATAATAAGCCACCCATACCATTTTCAACCCTTAAAATGTTGAAATTGACGGCATAAATAGTGTCCTTGAAGTTGCTTGTCTCACTGACAATGCGGGCAGAATCAAGTCGGCTAAAGTTAAGCGAACCTGTGGGCTGAAGCCTGGAAGTGTCAAGGCAGAAGGGGAAAGCGTAAAGCTGGGGATCAGACTTAGCGCTGGGGGCGTGGTAGTAAGAAGCGGTGGAAGTGTAGTGAGGATCGATGAACTTGTAATCAGTGACATCAGTACCGTTAATCTGAATCTTCACACGGTTAGTAGCAGTGTTAACACTGTCAGTGGCGACATTGCTCGCGGCAAGGAACTTGACTGGGTGGTTGAAATTCAACTCCTGAGTGCGACCCATAGAAGGAAGAGACTTCTGAACCTGGGTAATAAGGATGGCCCTGGGCTCACTGGCGATGAGTTGACGCTCATCGGTGTCAAGGTAGATGAAGTTAGTGTGGCACTCAACACGACGAGTAGCACTGTTCACAGCGGCGTTAGTCGCCCATCGAATGCGAAGCTCAACGTCATGGTACTGTAAAGCAACGAGAGGGAGGGCAGACTGCCAGTTCTCACAAAAGCTAAACCTTAAAGGATAAAATTTGGAGGCGGTAGATCCATCATAGAGTTCACCGAGACGAGACTTGGAAATACCAGTGGCGAGAAGATTGGGGGCAATCTTATCAGTAAAGAAAGTATCCTGATCATCAATAACCTGGCCACCCACTAGAAGCTCAACCTTGTCGATCATGGTCGACCAGTCAAGGGCCTCACAGGCGTTGGAAGCGTTGTTGATAGAAGTGAAATAGGTGTATCCGAGGAGATCACCCTTACGCTCGAAGCGGACGGTAGACATACCACCGCTGGACAAAGCACCCTGGATAACCTGACGCTCGACGGTTTGAGAAAAATTGGTGTAGCGACGATAGGTAGACCTAAAAAAGCTAACCTCGGGGTCACCAACGAGGTGGGCATCCTGGGCCCCTACGGCAACAAGTTGGGCAATACCACCAGACATTTTGTTTATATTATAGTAAGAGTTTATTTTTCTTACAAAGTGGAACACAGTTCGTAAGAAGAATTTTTT